GAGGCCAGCGCCGAGTGCTACGCACGCACCGTCATTTGCAGGGGGTAGGGGTTTAGGTTGCCAAAGCAAGTAGTACCAAACGAAATAAAAGCAAAGCGCGGCACGCTCAGACCTGACCGCGTGCCCACAATTTCGCTAACGAATAGCCTGACAGGCGCAGCCGAATTGCCACCGCCTGAGGGCTTGGGCGTGGCGGCACTGGAGGCTTGGCACAGAATCTTGGCGCACGCCGGCGGCTGGATTGCGGCGAGTGACCGCGAAGCGCTGACGATGCTGGTGCAGGCGATGGAGTTCCACGCGCAGCTGAGCAAGCAGGTTGCAGAGCAGGGCGCAGTGTTACAAACAGACAAAGGCTATGCTTACGCCAATCCAGCAGTAGGAATGCGTGCAACCCAAGAGGGGGAAATTAGGAAGTGGATGAATCACTTGGGCTTGACACCGGCAGACCGCGCCAAGCTAGGGCTGGCAATGGTGGAAAGCGTAAGCAAGGTAGAGCAGTTTCGGCGCAGGCTTCAGGGCAAGGATGGCCACCCCGCTGGCTGACCCCGCTAGAGGCTGCTGACCTTGAGCGAAGCCTTGGGGATGTGGTTGCTGATTTCGCTGAGGCACTGGTGCCCATTGCCAAAGACTCACTGGGTGGGTTGGCTGGCGAGCCGTTGCAGTTCAGGGAATGGCAGCGCAGTCTGCTGCGCCATATGCTCGCACGCAAGGCTGACCTAAGTTTTACGCACCGCTTTTTTCTGGTAGGCGTTGCGCGTAAGAATGGTAAGACAGCCTTGGCATCCACCCTGCCTATTTTCTTTGGGCTTTATGGGGATAAGGGCGGCGAGATTCTAAGCGCAGCCAATGAGCGCGAGCAAGCCAAGCTGGTGTTCAGCCACGCTAAGAGGGCAGTGGAGTTAAACCCAGAGCTGGGGGCGCAAATCAAACTGTACCGCGATGCTATGGAGTTCAAGGGTACGGGCACCGTATACAAAGCCATTAGCGCAGAGGCGTACAGCAAGGAAGGTTTAAACGCTTCGCTGGTGCTCTATGACGAATTGGCGGCAGCCCCTAACCGCGAGCTGTTTGATGTGCTCAGCCTTTCAATGGGTGCGCGGCGCAGCCCGCTCTTTGTGGCAATCACCACGGCTGGCCCTAAGGTTGACACCACGGGCGTTGACTCCATTGCCTACACGCTCTACCAGCTGGCAAAGCGGCGCGTTGCCGGTGAGTCTGATGACACCACACTTGGTATGGCGTGGTGGGAAGCGGCAGAGGATACCTATGAGGATGAGAGCCGATGGCACGAGGCTAACCCTGGGCTGCTTGGCGAGCAGCCAATTCTGAGCCTTGAGGATTTGCGCAGTGCGCGCAAGCGCACGCCAGAAAGCGAATACCGCACTAAGCGGCTTAACCAATTCACGAATAGCGCCACAGCCTTTCTGCCTACAGGCGCGTGGGATGCGTGCGGTGACGCAAGCCTTACGCTTGCGCCAGGTGAGCCAATTGTTTTGGCGGTGGACGGCAGCTTTAGCAATGACAGCACGGCAGCGGTGGCGTGCCGCCTAACTGATAAGGCGCTGTTTGTGCTTGGGCATTGGGAGCGCCCACTTGATGCTGACCTTTCGTGGCGTGTTTCTATGGATGAGGTTGAGGGGCGCATCATTGAGATTTGCCAAAACTACAATGTAGTGGAGGTAATCTTTGACCCATTCCGCTGGCAGCGTAGTATGGAGGCGCTGGCACAGCGTGGGTTGCCCGTGGCAGAAATGCCGCAAACACCTTCACGGATGGTGCCAGCAACCAGCGGTATGTATGATGCGGTGGTGAATGGCAAGATTCGGCACACAGGTGACCCACGGCTTGCGCGGCACGCAGCCAATGCCACCCCGTACTACAGCAGAAATGGGATGATGGTGCGCAAGCAAGCCGCCCACAGCAATAAAAAGATTGACCTTTTTGTTTCAGCCATTATGGCGTTGAGCCGTGCTGATACACTAGCAACCACAGTTGCGCCAAAGGCTGCGCCTGCGGTTCAGTTCATTGAGCTATAGGGAGAATAAGAGTGGGAATTATTGACCGCATCCTTGGGCGAGAGATGGCAGATGAGCAGCGCGTGGTTGCACCGTGGTGGCCTTCAGACTATCCGCAACGCACCGCCGGTGTTTCAATCACACAGGAAAATGCCACCGCAATTGGAGCCGTATGGGCGGCGGTGAATCTTTATAGTTCAACAGTTGCCAGCCTGCCGTGGGGCGCATTCATCCGTGACGCTGGTGTGCGCAGACCCGTTAACCGCCCGCGTTGGATGGATGTGCCGATTCCTAATAACCCTAACTACACGCCATTTGATTTCAAGCACCGCCTGGTTTCAAGCTTGCTGCTTGACGGCAATGCATTCATTCTGGTGCTCCGCTCACCTGATGGCGTAGTGGTTGAAACCCGCGTGCTTGACCCGCAAAAGGTTGAGTGCGTGCGCGGTGAGATGGGCGAGCCGCTTTACAAAATCACCACGCAGGAAGGCAGCAGCACGCTGGGCGCTGAAAACATTGTGCACATCCCGCTGTTTGCAACGGGCGAGCATATGCGTGGAATGTCACCAATTGAACACCACCGCGTGACCCTTGGGCTTGCAAGCGCAACGCAGCTGTTTGGCGCGAAGTTCTACGAGCAGGGCGCAACGGTTGGCGGTGTGGTGAAGGTGCCTGGTGAGTTGACGGCAGACCAAGCAGAGAATTTGCGCGCGGGATTTGCACGCAGGCACGAGGGTGTTGACCGCGCTTGGCGCGTTGCAGTGCTCACCGGCGGCGCTGACTATTCACAGATGAGCGTAAAGATTTCTGACCTGCAGCTGGTAGAAACTCTGCATTGGGGTGTTGAGTCAATCGGGCGCATTTACGGTGTGCCACTTCAGTACCTGCAATACCCAGGCGGCAACACCAGCTATAACAGCGCAGAAACGCTTGGGCAGGCGTGGCTGGTGCTAGGGCTTGCGCCAATGCTTGCACGCATTGAGGCTGGCTTGCAGCGCCTTATCGTTGGCGAAACCACCTTTATCAAATTCAATACCGCTGGGCTTCTGCGCGCAACGCAGCGCGAGCGAATGGACGCGTATGCGGTGGCCCTGCAAAACGGGATTCTCACGCTAGATGAAGTGCGCACCTACGAGGATTTGCCAAAGCTCCCCAGCGGCGGTGACCAGCATTGGAAGCCACTGAACATTGGCGTAGTTGGAGAGGAGCCACAGCCGTGAGCTACATAATCACTGACATTGACGGCACGCTTACCACCACGGGTGATACGCCACGGCAGCCGCTGATTGATTGGCTTAAGAGCCGCGTACAGGATTACGGCGCTGAGGTGATTGTAGTGAGCGCCCGCAACATTGACCGGCTTACAGAAACCAAAGAGTGGCTTGACGCTAACGGCGTGCCATACGAGCAGATTTATCTGCAGGATTTTGGCGAGAGCAACCCAGCCGTAAATGAAGCATTTAAGGCATACAAGTATTCCAAACTGCAAGAGCAGTACGGCGATGAGATTGAGCTGCTGATTGACGATGACGCAGAGGCACGAGATGCCGCTGAGGGTATGGGCATTGACGCATACACGCCTGAGCAAATCCTAGGCGGCGAGGCTGATAATGGGGAGGCTGAGAGCGATGAAGCGCGCGTGGTGATTGATGTGCCTGAGTTTATCCGCGATGCCGCTGCCAAGGGCTTGACATATTACGAGAATGGCTACGCGGGTGACGGGTTGCAAGAGCAGACCGTTGAGGAAGCGCGCCAGCTGCGCGCTGGGCAGGTTGAGGATGAAAAAGTTACGCGTATGCGCGCGTGGATTCTCCGCCACCGTGGCGATTGGGAGGGCGTGCCACGCAACAGTGACGCTGCCAATGATGAGTTCCCAGGCCCTGGAGCTGTTGCCGGTTATCTGTGGGGCGTGGAGGTAACACAGGCTGACGGCGCTGACAGAGTTCTACAATGGGCTGACCGCGTGCTAAACACGCTGGCTAATGATGAAAGGTTTGATGTGAAAGAGTTTGAGCGGCGCGCTCTCCCAATGGGAGAGTTCACAGTTTCCGATACTGAGGATGGGCAAAAGACCTTCAGCGGCTATGCCGCTCTTTTTGATACACCAAGCGCGGGGCTGCCATTCACTGAGGTGATTGCGCAAGGCGCATTCAAGCGCACGCTCTCACGAGCTGCGGCTGGCAGCAAGGTGATTGCATTCCTGTTTGGGCACGATGAAACCCGCGCGCTTGCCACCACGGCAAGCGGCAGGCTTTCACTGCAAGAGGATGAGCGCGGGTTGCGCGTTGAAGCGAAGCTTGACCCTGCTGACCCTGATGCCGCCGGTGTTATTTCTAAGTTGACGCACGAGGCCGCTGCAATGGGTATGAGCTTTGGCTTCACTACCCCTAAGGGCGGCGATGAGTGGAGCGGCGATAAGCGCACCATTCGTGAAGTCAACCTGTTTGAGGTTTCCGTGTTGAGCGCTGGGCAAACACCTGCCTACCCTGCAACGCTTGGCCTCACCGCTGTGCGCAAGCTCTCTGCCGATAAAATCGGTGTTGAGGCTGAGCGCCTTATGACTACCCTTGAGGCAATCAAGGCAGCGCAACCGCTGTCAGATGATGACCTTGAGGTTATTGACCAGGTACGCAGTAAGTTGGCACCGCGCAAGGGGATTACCCCAAGCGTTGCGGCTGCCAAGTTGCTGCTTGAGCGCCTGGCAAACGATACGCTCTAACAGCCCCGCTACCGCAGCCCCGCCACCTTTGGGTGCGCCCGCTGCAGAGTAAGCCCGCTAGGCGAGCACGATAGAAAAAAAACATAGAGAATAGGAGATACAAAATGTCTGATATTAGGAATCTGCACGAGAAGCGTGCAAGCCTTTTGACTGAAGCGCAGTCAATCGTTACTGACCTTGCTTCAAAGGGCGAAGCCCTTGAAGGCGAGTCACAGGTTCGCTTTGAGAAGCTTACCGCTGAGGCAGCAACTGTTGCGCAGGCGATTCGCTCCGAAAAGGAAGCCGCTGAGGCACGCACTGCTGCTGACACTGCACGCGCAGAGTTTGCTGCTGTGATTGCACCGGCTGCTGCAAAGGCTGATGCCGATGAGGCTGCAGAGCTCCGTGCTCTTGCTCGCTCAGGCGGGTCACGAACCTTTGAGTACCGCGATGTTACGAAGTCAACGGGTCTTGGAAATCCTGTGTCAGTGGCCGATAGGGTCAATGTCATTGCAGGCCAGTTCAACCCATTCATCAATCCAGACATCGTTACGGTTATCCGCGCAGGCACCGGCAATAATTTCCAGATTCCGCGGGTCACGGCCCTTGGAACAGCTGGTTCGGTTGCTGAGGCTGGCACGATTGGTGAGAGCGACGGAACGCTTAGCGCGCTTTCGCTTACTCCAGTTAAGTATGCAACGCTTATTCAGGTAACTGAGGAGCTTGCAACTGATGCGGCCTTTGACCTGGCTGGGATGATTGCAGACAAGTGTGGTCAGGAAGTGGCCATTGCGCACGGCGCGTTTGCTGGCACAGCGATTGCTGCAGCTGCAACGATTGGCGCAACGGGTTCAGGCACCGTTTCGGTGAACCCTACATTTACCGATTTGGCTAAGCTGAAGGCCAGCGTTAACCAAGTCTACCGACGAGCGCCTAAGGCTGGTTGGTTGATGAATGACACCACGCTTGGTGTCGTAACGGGTTTGGTTGACACTGCTGGGCAGCCAATCTTCCGCCCAGGTGATGCAAATAACGCTGACCGCCTGCTTGGCGCGCCAGTTTATTCTGCAGCACTCATTGACCTGACCGATGACACCGCAGGCGCAATCCTGTTTGGTGACCTTGGCCAGATTTTCACTGTGCTCGCCGGTGGCGTGCGCATTGATGTTTCGCGTGAATACGCGTTTAACCTTGGCTTGGTTTCGTACCGAGCTGAAGTGCGCGGCGCTTCGGGTCTTGTTCAGGCTTCGGCTGTCAAGAGCTACAAGAGCGCGAATGTCTAATCTCTAAGAGTTAGAGATTGATGACGAAAGGGGCTGGGCGAAAGCCCAGCCCCTAAGTCTTAGAAAGGAAAACTAAATGCTGGTGCGAATGCTTGAGCGAATCCTTGGCACACGCAACGGGGTTGCCTGGCCGCCACGCGGCGGGGTGATTGACTTGCCTGATGCAGAGGCTCTAGCCCTATTCGCGCACGGTTACGCTCAGCCCGTACCCCCTGCTAAAACCCCCGCATTTGCCCCTACGGAGCCCGTAGAGGCGGCTGTAATCCACGAGGCTAGGGAGAGTGCCACAGTTAAGCGCACCAAGAGGGGGAAAAGCGCCCAATGATTCAACACCTGAGCAGCCGGCAAATGAGCGTAGGCACGGCAGCCGCATCGGTCTGTGAAGGCTATGTGGCGGGCACTGAAGTGCACCTGCACGCGCTGGCTAATAACTCCAAGGATGTTTTGATTGGCTCTAGTGACCTGACCCTTGCCAATGGATTTGTGCTGCGCAAGGGTGAACACATCACCATTAGGCTGATGGAGCGCCAGACCCTGTATGCTATCGCAGAGAATAACGGGCAGATTCTAACCGTATTAGCAGTTGGGGGTATTTAATGAGCTACGCAACGCTGGCAGAATTCAAGAGCGCTATCGGGATTGGCACCGCTGACACCACTGATGATGGCGCGCTGCAGTCTGTGCTTGATGCAACTGATGCGCTCATTGACCTTTACACAGACCGCAAGCAGGGCTTTGGCACTGCATCAGAAACGCGCTACTACACCGCCGGTGATTGGTCATATGTGCTGACTGATGACATTGTGAGTGTGAGCCAGCTGCAGACTGATGATAACGGTGACGGCACTTATGAAACCACCTGGGCGAGCGGCACGGATTATGTGCTTGCCCCGCGCAACGCAGCGCTTGATGGCTGGCCTTACACAGAGATTGACACGAGCACACCAGCGCCTAAGGCATTCCCTGTTGCGGTTTATCTTGGCGTGAAGGTAACGGGCGTATTTGGATGGCCTGCAGTGCCAAGCGCAGTGAAGCAAGCCGCAATTATTCAGGCTGGTGCCGTGTGGAGTTCACGCACTTCCCCATTCGGCATTATCGGCTCGCAGGAGCTGGGTGGAATTTTGCGCCAGACTCGCGCGCTCCATCCTGAAGCCCAGGTGCTGCTTGATGGATTCCGCAAGCGGGATGGATTGGCGCGGTGAGTTTTAACGATGTCACCATTATCAATGCGCTCGCTGCGCACCTAAGGGCGGCAACACCGCCTACCGGCTACACGCTGCGCACGGTGCACGCATACCCCCCAGATAATCTTGCGGTGGTGCCAGCGGTGGTAATTGTGCCAGCTGAGGATTCAGTTACCTACGGCGCTGCCAATAGGAAGGTAACGCTCAACCTTGCGGTTACCGTATACCTACAGCCCCAGGCTGATATGGGGCGCAAGTATCAAGACCTGATGGCTTGGCGCACCTGGCTGCGTGATAGTCTTATTGACGGTGTGACGCTTAACGGCACTGACGCGGTGGCGCAAGCCAGCGTGACAGGCACAAGTATCGGCAATGACCAATGGGCGGATTCAGACTTTCTGACCGTAACCGCAACCGTAGAAATCTCTAGCGTGGAGGCTATCAATGTCAGTGCGTAAAGTAACCGAAACCGCAGACCAGATTGATGTGCAGTATGTTGACGGCTCGCTGCCTCGTGGAGAGTTTGTAGGCGGGTTACCGCTTGACGGCTCTACAATCAGCGTGCCTGCTACTATTGCTCAGGCGTGGATTCAGGCGGGCGTTGCCAAGCCTGTAAATAAGACAGCCGCACCAGCGGCTATTGAAAAGGAGTTTGAGTAATGCCAGCAGCGTCAGCCGGTAACACGATTTTTTCAAAGCTGGTGGCCTTTAGCGAGGCAACACCAGGCACTACGCCAACGCTCACAAGCGGCGGGCGCAAGCTCTTGGTGTCACCTACGGGTGTTTTGTCACCAGGCACCACGCTAGATTTAGGCCCTGAGCGCAGCGTTGCGCTACGCAACCCTTTGCTCTCCAATACCGCCACGCTGGTAAGCGTTGAGCCAACGATTAGCGCAAGCGTGCCAGCGGTCAGCATTGGTGAATTGCCAATTTGGCTATCAATGACAAAGACCGTAAGCCCAAGCGGCACGGCTGCGCCATACGCGTGGGATTACTCATATTCAATGACTGCTGCCAATGACCCAAAGAGCTACAGCCTTGTGGCAACTGATGGACAGCAGCAGTATGTAGTTGATTACTGCCTTGCAGAATCAATTACCATTGCCGCAGACCGCAGCGGGCTCACTAACCTGAGCGCAAACCTGTTTGGTCAGACCATTGAAAAGAGCAGCGCAACGCTTGCTGACGGCACGCCAACCAGCCCATTTATGGCTGGGCGTTTGTGGAATTGTTTTCAGAGCGGCACCGCATTCCCAGGCACGGCCACAGGCACGGCCTTCCAGTACCTGCTTGATTTCAGCCTTGAATTCAACGCGGGTATCACCAAGCAGGCATATTTGGCGGGCACCACATCGTTCTCTACGCATTCGGAAAGCAACCCATTCACCGGCACACTGACAATGACGGTGAGCAGCACGGCTTCAGCTGTGAGCGTTTGGTATGACGCATACCAGGCTGGCACTCCAGTGGGCGTGAGGCTATCCTGGAGCGCGGGCGCATTTAGCGCTCACATCCTTTGTATGGTGGTGCCAACTGAAGTGCAGCCAATGGCTGGTGCTGAGGACGGCCTAACAACGATGGCCGTAACCGGCACGCTGGTGTATGACGCTACGAGCGCCAAGAGTTTGCAGATTGTTGTAAACAGCGATTTGGCTGCATTGCCATAAGGCGTAGTTAGAGGGGAGGGTTTAAATGCCACAGAGCAAGCCAGACTTTCGTACAGTAACCGTTGACCTGCCAGCACCTTTTGAGGGCTGGCAGGCAACACTTAAGGCAGAGGGCATTAGCGCCCGCATTCTCATTGAGCTGCAAAGCGGCGATGAGGGGCGTGCAATGACTGCCACCAAATCGCTGGTGGTAAAAAATAACTTTCTCACTGCTGATGGCGAGCCAGCCACTGATGTGCTTGATGCGCCAATGGAGGCGCTTGGCGCAATGCTCAAGGCGTGGACGGAGGCTGTAGCAGCACTCCCCCCGCGGTAAGGCTGGATGCGCAGCGGATGGCTGCAGGGCGCGCAATCCAGCCGCACCCATATTTAATGGCGCACCTTATCGGCAAAGAGTTTGGAATTGCACCGCACGAGGTTATGGATTGGGAGGCAGGTGACCTGCTCCGCACCTTTAACCTAATGGCAGACCTGCAGCCAAAGGAAGGTGCAAAGCGTGGCTATTAGTTTTACCCTAAAGGTTGACCCTAACTATCGTGCGCTTGAGCTTGGCTTTCTGCAGGGTTCAAACCCCAGCGCCTACAAGCGGCTTATGTCTTTTGCCACAGTCAACGCAGCACGCACCTATGCCAAGCCAATTAAGGATGCAGCCCCACGCGGCAAAACCGGCAACCTGGCGGCTGGCGTAAAGGCACGCTCAGGGCGTTACTCCAAGCCGAGCGCAGTGGTAGGGCCGCTCTTTGCTGGGCGAGGCTCTAAGAAAAATCCTTGGTACAGGTGGCTGGTAGTGAAGGGCACCAGCGGCAGGCGCAAGACAAAGAGCGGTGTAGTTGCAGTAAAGGCAATCACTCCAAACAGGTTTGTAAACAAAGCGATTGATAACCAGAGCAATGAGCAAAAAGCGGTGCAGGCATTCCACAATACCGTGGAAGCCTTTTACAATGACGATATTTTTAGGGGTAGAATTCTGCAGTTCAGGCGCGGAGGTCAGCTCGCAGGGATGGGAGTGAGCGGCAAGGATTTCTTTGGGATGATTGGAAGGCTGGTTAAATACTAAATGGCAAGCGCAACTAGTACCGCAGTATTCGCAGTTGTTGCAAAGGATGCAGCAAGCGGCGTAATGCGCGGCATTGGCAAGCAAATGGGAAGCCTTGGCAAGACCGGCGGCGCTGTGTTTAAGAGCATTGCGGCTGGTGCCGCGATTGCCGCCGCTGCTATCACCACTGCCTTTGGGCTTGCTGCCAAGTTTGCCAAGACCGCCATTCAGGCTGCGATTGAGGATGACGCTGAGCAGCAGAAACTTATTGCCACCCTTAAGGCGCGAGGGTTAACCACAGAGCAGGCAACCAAGCGCGTGAATGAGTTGATTGAGGCAGGGGCAAAACTTGCCTTCACTGATTCAGAGGTGCGCAAGGGCTACGAAATTGCCAGCGCATTCTCAAAGAAATACAGCAACCAGCAAAAAATCCTTGCCACTGCGCAAGACCTTGCGCGTGCAAAAAACATTAGCCTTGAAGCAGCAACCAAGCTTGCAGGCAGGGCGTTTGCTGGCAGCACCGGCGCACTTGCTCGCTACGGCATCCAGATTGAAAAGGGCGCAAAGGGGCTAGAGGCTCTTGGCGCTATCAACGGCAAGGTGGGCGGCGTTGCGGAAAAATACGCTCAGACCTTTGAGGGGCAATTCAAGGGTGTGCGCATTGCTATTGATGAAACCGTTGAATCAATCGGTTTTGCTATTGGCGGCGGCGAAGGGCTGCCAACATTCACGCGGCTGCTTGAGGGCATCCGCCCTGTGCTTGATGATTTGCTTGGGGAGATTAATGCCAACCTGCCAAAAATTGAGCGCTTTGGGCGCGAGCTGGTTGAGAAATTTCTAGCCAAACTACCAGGCTATGTTGCAACCGCTAAGCGTGAGTTGCCAATTCTCATTGATAAAGCCACACAATTTATTGGCAGCGTTGCGGGATTCGGCAAAGAGCTTGCCACCTTCCTAGGGCCTGATGGGTTGGTTACTGCAGGCATTGCAGGTTTGGGCTTTAAGTTTGGCGGTCTGGGTGGAGCCGCTGGCGCAGTGTTTGCCTCAGAGTTTATTAAGCTGGGCGTTGACCCCATTACCGCTTCAATCACCAGCACGATTGCTGGTGCGCTCACCGCTGGTATAATCAACGGGCTTGGTAGCGCGCTTGCGCAGGCAGCCATTACAAAGTTTCTGGGGATGTTTAAGAGCATCCCCGTTACGCCTAGTATTCCCGTGGGGGTGCCTGGCGGTGGTGGCACGCCAGGTGCTGTGCCAATAGGTTCAACGCTTAAGGATTTAGGAATTATCGGAATCCTATCAGCTGGGCTTTCAGTTGGGCTTACCGAAATTGTGCCTCGGCTTACAAAGGGCGTAATGGAAGCACTAGGTATGAATACAAAGCCAAGTGCAAACCCAGCAGACCGCGGTGGGGGGATGTTCGGGGCACCTCAGGGCGTTGGAACGGCTGATTACTTTATTGACAAAATCTTTGGTGGAGGAAAGCTATACGGGTCAATGAAGGATGGCATTACTGAGGGAATTGCCCCCGTTGCCGCATACCTTGGTAGAGATATCACCTGGGAGAGCAGCACCACTATTAAGGTTGATGGGCAGGTGCTTGCGGATGTGGTTGACAGACGGCTTGGAATCAGGGCGCTAACATCTGGTGTGACACGCACAGGCGGGCGCTAAATGGCCCTTGCTCCATACCAGCTATGGGTTGATTGCCCAGCAATCACGAGCGCGGTGCGTGCTGGCAGCACAGTAACCATCACCACCGTTTCAAGCCATAGCCTTGTGCCTGGGGCGGTTATCGCGCTTGAGGGAATTACTGGCAGCGCGGGCACTTCAATGAATTCAGCGTGGACGGTTGCCACCACGCCAAGCGGCACCACATTTACCTTTACCGCCGCTGGCTCTGCCGGCACTGCAACGGTGGAGGATGATGACGGCAGCTACACTGCCGCGCTCTCGCAGGATGTGCTCAATCCTCTGATTAACTACAGCGGCACTGCTCGCAACTCCGCGCTC